ACTTTATACCAAGATCAATTTCATCGAGGACGCGAAATGTATATCCATATTTTTTACACCAGAGTTCTGCTGCTTCCCATTTAGCTTGGTTAACCGCATAGGTTTTAACCTCTTTGATGTATTTGATTCTATTATTCGATTTTCTTGGACGCTTTCTCTGAGATCTCGGTTTCACCTCAATAATATATTTTATTATATTACCAGCGGAATCTTTTATCTTCGCATAAAAATCTGTAAAGTATCTATGAAACCTATTATCAAGGGGAGAGAGATATGGTATAACAATTTCTTCTGAATTCCATTCAAGTACAGCATCTGTAGTATCAAGGTATCTCATCATTTTGAGTTCCCAAGAACTTCTGTATTGAATATTACCACGAGCCCCTTTATATTTTGATGCATTGATAAGTCGATATCGACCCTGATAATATTTACTCATTGGAATATTTATATAAATAATGGTAACTAATATAGGAAAATGATATGAACTTAAACACTAGGATAACCAATTCCTTTACCGAGGCTGGAATTGTAACCGAAGTAAACCGAGGTAACAAGGTACTAAAGAATGCTGTTATCAAAGAAAATACTGCAGGTCGTCTAGGTTCTATCGGACAAGTTGAACTTCTTAGATTTCCCGATAACGTGACAACTACTTACCCCACATGGGTTCGGTACGAAATATGGGATTTTATCCCGATGGGCAGGGGTGGGGGGTCTCAGTCAGGCACTTCCCATTTTGGGGTTAATGTGGCTAAATCGAGTAGTAAATCGATAGCATTGGGGTCAAATGCACAGGTAGAAATTACAGAAAATCAATCTTGGAAACAGGAAGCCTCTGGTGGTATCATAGATCAACTGACGGAACAGCTGAAAGCCGCATCATTAAATTCCGGTGCAGAAGGTTTACATGGTTTTAATGTAGATTCAATTACAGGGGGAGTCAAAGATGTCATGACAAAGCAAATATCAAATAGTGGATTAACTGGTGAAACAATAACAGATAAAATGGCACTTAAATATGATGGTCCAGATGGATCTAGAACTTTTTCTATGAATCATAAGTTTGTTCCTCGTAGTGAAAAGGAATCCAACACAGCAAAAGAGATTTTAAAGTTATTTCGTAAATATTCTTCTCCAATCGGATCTAACTCTAAGATTGGGGGATCAGCAGAACCATTCTTCACATCATATAAATTCCCGTCATTATTTAAAGTTATTCAAATGGCTGGGAATGGTATCAATGAAAATTACCCAAAGTACGATCTTTGTTATTGTAAATCTGTTAATGTAAAGTATGGGGATGATACAGGTAATACATTCCATGGAGATAATTCTCCAGTATCATTTGAAATTACTCTATCATTTGAAGAAATAGCCAAGACTACCCAAGAAACAATAGAAGAGGGATTTTAATTATGTATTTTAGTTCACATCCAACTATACAATATGGTAATGATAAGGTTATTGATATATTTCACAGATTGGCACCGATTAAACCCAAATTAGATAATGGTGTAATGCTTGAATTATATGATATAAAAGATTCGGAGTCACCGGAAATTCTAGCTTATAATAAGTACGGATCTACTGAATTACATTGGGTAATATTATTAATTAATAACATAGTCAACGTTTCAAATGATTGGCCGATGAATGTACGAGAATTTAACAAATATGTACAAGAGAAGTATACGGAACCAGATAATACACATCATTATGAAGATTCTGATGGAGATGTGGTTAGTGTTACTACTGATTACCCTGTTACTAATTATACCTATGAAGAACGTATTAATGACAATAAAAATAAAATAAAATTATTAAAACCCGAGTATATTGAATCTTTTGTAGAAGAGTTTAAATCGTTGTTATGATAACTTTATATGGCGATCTATCTGAGAATAATGAGTTAGAAGAACCCGGGCAGTTTGATCTTTTTAAAGTTATCATAACAACTAAGGTCGGGCACGTTGATATTAAATCTATGGTTGAATCGTTTAACCTATACGAATCTATATTCAAAACATTCGTTACAGGTAATATAACATTATTGGATAGAGTGGGATTTGCTAATACCTCAAATATCACAGGCACTGAACCCGTATATATCGAATTTGGAACAAAGGGCTCCACATTTAGAATAAAGTCTTCGTTCATAGTTACAAAGATCAAAGCTCAAGAAAAAATCAACGAAAACACCTCGAGATACACATTATCTCTAGTTGCTCCCGAAATGTTAACTGATACTAGAACTAAAATTTCTAGATCTTTTGATGGTAAGTATTCTGATATGGTTAAGGATATATACACTGACTATTTGAGTTCGGGTAATCCTCTATGGTTAGAAGAAACCGACAATAATAACAGAACAATTATTCCGAATAAATCCCCAGTAGATGCTATTAATATGATAGCACAATTTTCGCTAGCAAAAACTGCGGACAATGCAAACTTCTTATTCTTTCAAACCACCAAATCATTTCATTTTAGATCTATTTCAGAGATGATTTATATTGATTTAATTAAACCGGAGGGGTTAACCTTTCGTGTTGAAAAAGAACAGCCATCTCTCAATATACCCATCTCAGAAAAATTCACAAGAGCTATAGAATTTGAAATTAAATCCAATGGAGACATCCTTAGACATACTGCAATAGGAACATATGGTTCTTCATTAATTAAACATAATCTTAGATCAAAAAATTGGAGGAAAATTCCTTTCTCTTTTCATGAGGTATTCGCTTTTGATTCAGATAAAAAATTCATAAAAATAAATGATAATCCGATTTCGCCAGATGGACCAGTAACAGAGGATAAGAAAAATTTATCGGATTTCCCTGCGTCATATGTTAATATGGTCTCTGGGTCTGAGGAACACCAATATCAAACATATTATAATAAACCAGAGTTTGAAAAACTCGATTATGAGAATACAATTCTTCAGCGTAAATCTGAAATGAATTCGATGAATCTACAACGAGCAAAATTAACAATTCCAGGAATGTCAGGTCTTCAGGCTGGGGATGTTATTTCTATGTTTGTACCCAAGCCCAAGGCTTCTTCTGGATTAAGCGGAGACAGTATAGAAGAGGATAAAACTGTTTCGGGGAAATGGTTAATAGAATCTATTGCACATCAAGTATCAGAAAAATATTACTGCGAATTAATGATAATAAGAGATTCTGTTCCACATTCACAAAAAGAATATAAGGAATTTAATTATGGAGATTCAACCCCAGAAATAATAGACGCATCCCCAATGGGTTCTTCAAACAAATAAAAAAGGGGCGAATTAACGCCCCAGTATTAAATCCTACAAAGTACTTGTTATTATATTGTTGTTATAGGATTCATTGATGTGAAATAGTTATATTTCCACGTTACAGCAAATTCTTCTACTTCATCATTTGTATCATAACCGAGTTCAACTGGCGCTATCACAGACGGCCATAACCCAAAGAAATTATAACTTTTCAGTCTAGTTCCATTACGATCAAGTTGATGAACTTCAGCAGAAGATTGATATAATAATGGATTAGTTACATTAGTCACTTCGAGAAGTGTTCTATCCATTCCGTCCATCCATCTTTCAAGAGCATTACGAATATCAAAATCAGTATCATTAAATACTGTAGTTTCCCAATCATCGTAAGTTCTTTCACCCGCAATTTTCAACAGACGACCCCGATACGGAACTTCAACAGCTCCAATAGTTGTGCCAGGAAGTGAAGTAGATTTACAAAGGTATGTAAATTTCCTCCCAGCGGAACCAGCCATTGCAATTGCAGGAAAGTTCATAATGACTTCAAACTGATTAGCTCTTGCACCACCACCAGTTAAGTTTGCTTTAAATAACTCTATATTAGCCATGATTCTACGCTCCTACTTCAGAGAATGACACACCGGTTCGGGTAGCCACAAACGTCAAAGTGATAAAGTTAATAGAACGAACTGGTTTGATATAGATATCAGCACGGAATTCATTACGATCAATAACATCACCGGTATTATTCGATGTGTCACAAACCACTTTGAAATCAGTAATACCTCTACGACCTTGAACATCTCGAAGAAAAGGTTCCGTCATCGCAACAAAATTTGAACGTGTAATATCATCATTCAATTCGAATAATTGAGCTCTCGAAGCAATTGAGATAGCTTTCTCAAGTACCATGAAGAGTCTGCGAACATTGATACGATCAAATGCAGATGCTTTAGCCTGAGCAGTTTTATCACCCCATAGTAGTGTTCCCATTCCCGGAAATGTTACTACTGGATTGATACGGCCTTTATATAAAGTATCCCTTTGAGTCTTAGTTGGATTAAAGGCTAACTTAATAGAACCTTTAATATTACCACGACTCATTCCAGCTGGAGAGAACCAAGGATCTGCTGCATCATCTGTAGAAGCACAAGTTCCAGCAATATCACCGTTTAATGGTACCCATACATAATTATCATTATATGTATCATACATATATTTCCAACCAGAATCAAATACAGAATAACTAGATGAATTAAATCCAGTTGAGACATTATTGAAATAATCAGTCACATTAGTTGTTTGTGTTGCAGAGTTAGAAACCCCAACAACATCTGATATCAACGGTGAAATAAATGCTAGGCAATCTTTACGAGTTGCTGCAACATCAAGACAATCTTTAGCAAATGTTAAATCTGCATCACCTGATATTAATAAATTAAGATCAACTGTATCAGCATCATTAAATTCGTCTAATGCTTCAGATCTATCACCAGTAGTAACAGTTCCATCAACACCATTAGCTAACGATAATGAGTAAGCTGCTTCTGTACCAAGATATGCAGCACTAGCAATAGCTGAGCCCCAAGCAGTTCCGCTTGTTGCTGTAGGATGATCCATCCAGTGAACATATCTAGATGAACGGAATAGAACATCTTTATAATACATGCCTTCGCCTGTAATAGACTTAACATCATATGATTTTGAAGCAATGAATGTTTCTAATACAGTTCCAGCAACACCAGTGATGCCACCATCTTCATCAGAAACGACTATATAAACCTCATCATCAGCACCACCAAGACTGAGAGCATAATCTGTTGAACCCGGTTTTATATCAAATAAAGCCTCATGTGCCCATCCAGAAAATGCTCCCCCTGAAGGACATACATCTACTTTAAGACTGTTTCCCCATACTCCTGGGGTTTTTGCTGCAAAATCGCCAACTGCGGTTAATGTAGTATTTTCCCAAATATCATCATTCTTAATCAATATACCCGCTGTTCCCGATGCGTTGAGCGCGGCAGATTCATCAATTGCACGAACTACTTTCAGTGTGCCTGAATATTTTAAAAAGTTTGCGGCTGTCCACCAAGATGCAGAGTTAGAACTATTTGGCTTACCAAAATTATCTACCAATTCAGCTTCGGTCGAAACTGTTACGATGGTGTCACAGGGGCCTTTATCAGCCACTATAACAATACCACCAATTGATGTAGATACATTTGGAATTATAGTTGTTAAATCTTTCTCTTGGACTAATACGCCGGGACTAACTTGAAAAGCCATAGTTTTCTCCTTTGTGTGTTATTTAATCCTATTATATAGTTTTTTCATCACATTCATTATATTTCATTAATATTTATAAAATAAGTGTTT